CTACCGTACTGTGCGTCGAAGACCAGCACAAGTAGAGTTTAATTAAGACTGCTCTTTTGGATAACTCCTTAAGAACAAATCTCAATTAGATACCGGAACGAACTGAATAAGATTTATATTACAGTCACCATTCGCTAACGCGAGGGTTTTCTTTAATATATTGTATTTACAACGGGTCACAAAATGACCTTTGTTTAAAATACGGTAATTATCGATATGTGGTACATGTACCATATCTCGATATTCACCTCTCATTCATGCTTCATATACTGAAAACTCTCCACCCTCGTGGTCCATATATCAGCTAACTTTTTCTGATAATGCGAACATAAGAGGATGGTTTTCGGGTATAGTCTCCCTGATCTTTCCAACAAGTGGATCACACGCTTGGGACTTTTCAATCTCAAGCACTAGCTCCTTAAATTCACTTTCTCTTGCAATAAGAGTTAGGTCTTTAAGGGAACTATCAGAAAGCAGAGAAATTTTTTCTGCTCAGCTATCTGGTTTAACCTCTAGTAATGGAGGCATTCCAGAGGCTGACTCTGGTAGTGCTAGCATGTTGGCTAATATCTCAGCTTCTTTATGCTTTGATATTAGAGACGTGATCCCGGGTTTGAGATTGTTATCTCTATACCCTCTTTCACGTGCAATCCTGATAAGTTCTAAGAACTGTTCAGGTTTAGACTTCAGGTCCTTTAGAAGGTCAACTGGTAACCCAGTTAATTCTTCTGTAGGACCGAAAAGTCTCTTCGCAAATTCAGTATAACCTGAATTTGACGATGTGCACTTTGAAAGAGATGCTTGTACACCTAACTCAGACATGACCTTGAAGTATAGTTTACTAACTTCTTGGTTTGTATCTAAGTTATCATCACCAAGTAGAAGGTATTTATATCCTTTTACTCCACACTTAGTGGCACAATACGCTTTTACAGCGTGATGTGTGAATGATGAAATAGGCCATGAGCTTAAGACGCCCATGGGGTTACCTGACACGTATTTAACCTTTCCTAACGGATGGTCAAAATATCTATCAGACATAACCTGTTTCCAAGCATCCCCGAGACCAGGCCATGCAGTATTCACAAGATTTGTTTCTAATTCAATAGGAAACACGTCCGTGAACGCTGTCATGTCCGAGGAGAAGAACTCTGTTCCCATGCCTTTGATAAGCATAGGAATAGAGGATTGCCGAAAAGTCATATCGGA